GGACCTTTATAGTCATCATCATCTGACCATTTACCAGTAGAGAATCCAACTACCCTGTTTTTACACCATATTGAGTAATCGCTCATAGTCTGGTGTTTATCCCAGTATTCGATGTCATTTCTGGATATCCCGCATTTTTGGCATGACTCCCAATCGCTAGTCTTTAAAATGGTCTATCTCCTCAGACATGTAGATATTAAAGTAATTTAGACGCTGAGCGTCTGTGGGGTTCTTCATTTTCGCTTCACTTTTCCAGCCGATATATGATTTAATATATACAGCTAAATATGCTAAAGCCATAATAATAAATCCGTACTGATCAGTAGCTAATGCGTATGCTATCCAGATAAATTCATTTGTGGATAATACCAGCCATCCCCAGATATCCTTACGACCTACTAGGAATATTCCAGTAACTCCTACCGCTGCCAGTAGATATGACCAGTATCCCATTACTCTATGACCGCCAGGATATTCTTGGCATTTACTAGCTTATACTTGGTACCGTCTGTGTCTTCTATGTCAATCCCCGTCTCCAAGGTCTATAATCTTTCCCGTCTTCATTCCCGTATCAGCAAATCCCGCTGAAATTACCAGACCAGATGTGGTCTTCTTCTCTGCATTATCTTCCTGCTTGATCAGGATCATTGCACCGTATGGCTTAATCATTACTTCTCCTCTTTATAAATAGCTTCGAATGTAGCAGGAAATGCTTCAATCGATAAATCTCTAACAGCCTTGGCATACTCCTGAATTTCTACCTGAGCATCATGTGGAATTCTTTGATCAAGAAATGTCATAACACCTTGTAGGCTTACTGTCCATCTCCATCTTACATACATGCCATATGCAGGTAGGAATAGTCTAGCTTGTTCTGGCGCAATCCCCGCCTGTAAAGCCTTCTCGTATAGGCCTTTACCCATCTCGGTAATGTCAAATAGTTTATTTGTAAACCATCCTCCAATATCGGATGACAATACTGGCCCAGAGCCTTGCTTTGAATTCTCTGGCTTTGAGCGCCACTGGCTACCATTTGGTAAGTAGAACTCTTCTTCCTCTGTTATATACCTTCTGGATGATTCATTCCATCCGTTCTGGTCATCAATATGTGTGGATGAAACCGCATACTTCCACCACTGCCTTGCCACCATCAATGGGGCATAGACCTCAAAGGTCATGGCTGCATGCCTAAATGGGGACGTGTGCCCCTCACGGATCAAGAACTTAATTAGCTTTTCATCTGCTAGCGTAAGCGAACCATCTTCTCTTAGGATTGACTGCTTGTCGTATGATACACGAGCAGCATTGACCACTGAAAGGTCATCTCCCAGTTGGTCAACCAGTCTTACATATCCCTTATCTAATACATCTATCTTCATTTTCCTACCTCCGAACATATTGGGCAAAACAAAACTCCTGCGGGTCTTCCGCAGTCACACTCAAGACCTAAAGTTTCAAAATGGCAATTGGTCTTCTTCATATTTCGGCTCACTCTCGACCAAGTATATTACTTCATCTATGAGATTAGCTCTTAATGCAGTATTGATCATCTGGTCTGATGATCCACCTTCTCTAGGCTTAGATGAGAAATAAACTGTGTAATGAGCATCTGGGTTTACTGCCTTTAGCAGGGCACCGTTGGCTATAGCCTTCTTTACACTGTCCGTTCTCTTGGCTCCTGGACGCTTTTTATCGCCATCGTAGCCACCTTTAGCCTCTATGTATTTACCGTCAGCAAGGAAGTCTATCTCGACCCCTGCGCCTGGAATAAATACATTCTTCTGTATATCAATGAATCCTAAGTTTGTTAGTTCTCCGAAAACTTTATCTTCGAAATCTCCACCAGACTTTTTAGATTCTGCCTGGAAACTCATTTCTTCTTCTTGGCAGGTGCTTTCTTAACTGTTGCTTTCTTGGCTATCTTCTTAGGAGCCTCTTCTGCTTCTAGGATACGCTCAATCAAACTATTTGTATGCTTGGCAATGGCAACTTCTTCCTTTGTCCAAACCTCAATAACAAAATAGAAATGGATGAACTCGAATGTAAGGGCTTTGATGTAAGGGCAGTAATTAATACCGAATCCCCATGAATCCCATACTCCCGCAAAAAACTTAATCTTCATTACTTTCCTCTGTTTCTGGTCTGTTTATCCAGACCCACTTACCGTAACCAATACCCCTTGCGGATCCTTGGTACATTCTTCCGTTCTCCATATCAATAAGCACCCATTTCTCTGGTGCCTTTGTATGAATAGTTAATTCAATAGAGTGGTCTAATTCTGGGACTTCCCCGCCACTTGCGAGCTTTCTACTTTTTGCCATATTTCATTTGAATGTAACACACTACCCAGCCAGCGGCAAAGCCTGCTAGCAACCACAATGGGTGTAGGTAAGTAACGTCCATTACTTATGCTCCTTTGATATATGATTATTTAATGTCATGTAGGCAAAGACGGATCGTACGTCTACTTCCCTCTTGCACTCTGGACAAACTACAACTCTCTTGCTAGCCATATCTACCATTTTTCTACTGGACAACTGTTATATATATACTGTACCAGATATTCCCCAGATTGTCTACACCTTCCGTCCTTTACTATAAATAAAGGACAAGATAGACATATCTCCGTGCGTCTATCTATCTCATCAAAATTCATCTTCATCTGAAATGGCATCCTCAAAACTCTTAGCCACATCAGATATAGACATTACGACGTAATAAATAAAACCCCCGAATGCTGCAAGTATACTACTTACCAGTGCGAACTTCTTCAGTTTTCTCCCAAACAATGACATCTCTACCCTCCGTCCACGCTTGCTTATACTTATCTCTTTGGATCTTTAGATCCTTAATTACCTTGTTAGCTGTTAGCCAACGGTTGGTGTTGTACCATACTGCTATGATTAAGTAGAATATAATAATCTTTTCAATCATTTGGCCTACCTGCATCTTCCCAGAACTTCTCTCTACCCATCTGATCTGTTTCTGGAATTGGATTAGACTCGTATTGTATATCTTCTTTAAGCAACATGTTGCATGCCTCCAATATACGCATATCTACTTTATTATTATCTGAAAGATTCTTCAATGCCTCATCCAAAACATTCATAGCTGAGGTCAAAATAGATTCTGGCCCAAACGGTGGTGGTAATGGAACCTACATTTCTAGTAGATTCACCATTGTTGTAGGCAATTAGTGTTGGTACAGACTGAACTTCCATCTCTCTTGAGATACCAGCATTTTCATCTACATCAATTCTGACATACTTAACATCTGGCTGTTCCTGCAAAAATGTATCAATATTTGGTTGCATACGCTTGCATGGATTACACCACTCAGCAGTAAAATGTACCAGAACCTTATCGTTCTGGGCTACAATATCATTCAGCTCGTGTCTGTTCATTTAATGCCTTCTCCATTTCATCTCTAAAGGACTTCAATACAAAGTCTGTTACTGAAGCGCAGTAAGCCATCTTTGTGTCCACCTCGTTTATGTCCATATCTTTACCCTGATAAAGGGTATTAAATAGGTTTTTAGCCACCTCTGCGGCGATAATGCTTAAGTCTTCGTTATTCATTGCTACTCCATTTGATTATATTGTTTAGGTTTTTTAGTTTTTCTTCTAGTCTAGTGTCCATCTCGATCTTCTTTTCATCAGTAAGCTGAGAATAAACCACCAGTAATTCTTCTATAGCACTCATGACATTTGTCAGATGCTTTACCACATCGTCTCTCATTCGCTTAGGTAAAGGAACGGAGGCTCTACTCCCATGGTATATTCCGCAGACGCTTCCAGAGCCTTTGTAAGGCGTGTGCGTGGGCTCTTGATATGCTTGGTTGAATGCAAGCTTCCTAGAGCAAACTGATACCCACTTCCAATGGCAAAATACTTATCGTAGTACTCTCCCATATTAAAATCAGTATCCATTACAAATAGACGACCATGAACTCCGATGATCAAATCGGACACGTTGTCGTCATCCTTGTCAATAACAAAATTATTTTTAGCAAGACACTTCTGAATAGCATCAACAAAGTCGATGCACATTGTCTTTTCTAAGTTTCTTTTACTTGGAATTGGCGGATAAAAGTCATGCTGTAAAAGCTGACCCATTCTAAAGCTATTTGAGAAACCAATTACATAGTCATCCACCATGAAAACCTTGGCATCTTTTCTCTTATGAACTGATCCAATATCTGAATCGCTAGCTGCGCTGTCACAAGCCATGTGAACTTTACTATTATGAATTACGCCCACTACACAGGTCATATTTTGGCCCCTTCCGCCCTCATTATATGATACCGTAAATTTTTCATCAGGTCAATAACCCTGTTATAATTAGATATAAATCCATTTACAATTAAATAGGGAGACATTTTACGCATGGAAAGCACAATTGTAGTTGCCTTAATCGGTATTTTGGGTAGCATTTTTACATACCTATTTACCAAGCCACAGCAAAAAGCTGACGTGAGCGGGGCAATTTCAGCAGCAGCAAATACTTCTGTCGAAACATTACTTAAAGTAATGGAAGAACTACGATCTGGAATGGATGAAATTAGATCCACCAATGAACTCCTAAAGTGTGAGATTGATAAGCTTGTTGAAGAAAATGTTCTTCTTCAGGGAGAAATTCACGAGCTTAAGATGCAGAACGAAAAGCTTTTGGCAGAGAATGTCAAGCTTCGTAAAGAAATCCATAAGCTTACTAGCGAACTCTCTAAATAATTATTTCTGTCGCTGTAATATCTTTACCGTGATATCTACGCTTAACTATATATTCTCTTACCTTATCAGGACCATTCTGGCGACCCGCTAGAATAATTGTCCATCTTGGCTCAAACTTATCGTTAATGCATGAATCACACATGATCAAATTAATGTCAAACAAAGCTGACTTGATCGGTGTTAGTCTATGTTTCTGTTTACCACAAGAGTAGCAAAGCACTTAGTTCTCCTCTTCCCAGAAGTCTGGATATGCAACCTCTTCAACTAAGTCGAAGTCGTCATTTTCTAAATATGTTTCAAACATTGTCTTGTCCTTAAAGTATCTTACTTTTGATACATGGGCACCATACGAAATGATTTCCCCATATACCCCTTCTGCGTGAATGTAAATAACTTCACCATTGCTCATATACCTTCTGCCCCCTCAAGGTCACATTTAATCCCAAATGATTCAATAATTGCTTTCATGGTGTGTAAATACTCCATGATCGTAATGTGTTGCATTGGGCTAAACTCTGTTATATTTGACTCGTATATTCTCAATGAGAGCATACCAGGATATTCTACAACAGAAACCTTGAGTTTGGGATATGGAGACTTAATCTCTCTTACCGCTTTTTGCACATCTTTACTGTACAGCACGATATACCCCAAGTTTTTCTAGCACTAATCTCCAGTCTTCCTGTGACTTGTGCATATTTCTAGCACGGTCTACTTTACCGCTAGTTAAGTAAATCCCGCCCCACACACCAACCTCATCTCCATCAATACCAGCTTGATGACAGTATTTAATTACTGGACAAGCTAAGCACATTGAATCTACTGTAGATGCGTGTACTGGATCTTCTTCATACTTATCAAAGAAGTAATCGGTTGGCATTCCATTGCATGCAGCAAGGTCTTGCCATCTAAAACTCTTTTTATCTAAACCTAGTTTATCTAATATTTCCGACACTGGTAGGTACTTTCCAAAGTCCGTCGTGATTTACGACGATGCGCTTTGCAGTACCCCATTGATCATTATGAAATCTACCATTTTTCTTAGACCATCCTGTGTGTGTTGGAGTCCATACGATCATATCGTAGTTCTCCCACCAGGCGTTGGGGGTTGCTTTAACGAACTTTTCCGCTTGCTCTAGATTGAGCATTCTGAACTTATAATCAGACATTATTTTTCCATTTTCCTTAGAATTGAACGGTCTTGTTTATCTCTAACATGTAAGTAAGCAATTATGATATCGAGCTTTTTTTCAATAGCTTTGAGCTTAAATTTAATCTCACGAACATCTCTAATTAACTTAAACATAGTATATATAATATCAAATCTCTATAGTATATGTCAAGAGTTTTTATACTCTAGAACCTTAATTTTATTTGATTGTGCGGCTTCTCGAATCTTACCAGCCTTGTAATCCCCACCCTTATTAAAGATAACCATAAGGTCGGGAGACTGGTCCAAGATTTTTTCAATACGCTCTTCAAAGGTAGCAGACTTTACAGGTATAAATTCAGATACCTTAAACCCTTTACCAGTTAAGAATGCCTTAGTTTTAGCAACATAAGATCCAGCCATTTGCTCTGCACCCTCTCGATCCATATGGAAGAATGAGATATTCTTATCTTCTTCAGACATTTCTTGGATCAATAGTGTGATGGCTCTGGCTAAAATCATATCGCTATCCCAATCTTGGGATCCAGTTACCCACAACTTCATGTTGCACCTTACGCAGTAGGTTCTGTTGTTGCTTCTGCTGGAGCATCTGTTGATGCCTCTGCAGGTGCCTCTGCTGGTGTTTCTGCAGGAGCTTCAGCAGGCGCAGGTGTTTCAACTTGCGCTGGCTCTTCTGCAGGTGCAGCAGTTTCTGTTGTTACAACATTTTCTGCTGGTGCTGGAGCTTCTTCTACAACTGGTGTTTCAACAGTTGTAGGAGTATTTACTACTTCTGGCTCCAATGGTTCATCATTTTCTTCTTCAAGGTCAATCAGAACTTCTTCATTTGAAGCTTCTGCTTGCTCTCTTCCTAGTGCTCCTAGGAAAGCTCCATCCCAAACGGAAGTTGCCATTTTGTTTGTCCTCTTATTCTTAATCGATGCTGCTTTTTGACGAGACCAGGAAAACCCTGAATCTCCACCCCAAAGATCCCAGGCAACACGGCCAGGGCTTGGGAAACCTTCTTCACCAGAATTAAATCCAGTGGCTTTCTTATCAACTTCGTGTCTAGAAAAGAATGAGTACATACGCATTACCGTACTCTCGCTAAGAGACTCTCCGTTTACAATTTGATTAGCACGAGTTAAACCAATTCGTGTTCCGCCACGCTTACCTTCTTTTTTCCATTGTAATGCACGACGAGCAGCGGACTTCATTCCGCTAGTTGGTGAGTATCCTTCAGCCAATTTGTATCTCCTTTTCCAAACGATTTATTGGTGTATGATTGAAGCATAGAAATATGGGTGTACCGTCACGCATTTTTGAATACTCAATTAGGTGCTTGGTAACCCCACAGGTCATGCATTCTTCCATATAATTATACCATTATTCGCTGGACTCGTCTAGCTTAAAAAAGCCAAAACGTTCCATTTCTTTCATAGCCTTGTCACTCATTTTAAATTTAGCTTCAAGATCGTCTGAGTATTCCATGTCTACTAGACCCTCCTTATAAAGCTCTAAAAGGCTGTTTTCGATATCATCCTGCATCATTTGATACATTTCTGGAGCATACTCCTTCATCTTCTCTACATTAGGCTTAAACATTAATTGTCCATCTGGAGCCACACCATTGATTTCCATAGCCCCCACCTCAAGAAGGTACGCAAAATACGCATCTTCTTCTTCCTGGCTTACTTCATATTCTTCCACTTTTTCTCCTTTATTTTATTCCTGCGCCCTCGGCAGGAGTCGAACCTGCGACCAATCGGGTAGAAACCGAGTGCTCTGTCCTCTGAGCTACGAAGGCATTATTCAACATAAACATCAACTAATCCATTAGACTTGAGCCAGTCAAATGTTGCCATAAGTTGCTCTCTTGTATCGCATATGTCGCACCCATCGTAGGCATCGTAAGGCTCCCAGCCTTCTCGAACATCTTCTTCATCGTATAGATGCATATAGCATGCGTTTCTATGATCAGTAACAAAAGCTTGTAGTTGCTCTGCTTGTTCTGTTGTTAATTTAATTTCTTGCATTACTTAGCCCTTAGTGGATGGGTAGCCCAATAATACTGGCATTTGTCACAGCATGTAACATTGTATGGACTTGTTAGCTCTGATTGAAATTCAGCATAATACAATGGATCTTTCTTAAACAAGTTAACTTTATGTGTGGTAATAATGCACATCAAGGTTACATCACTTTCCATCCAAAATGGTGTCTCGTCACCCCACTTGTGACCATGCTCTGCTTCTAATTGATTTAGGTTAGACTTATTTTTGTCAGTCTTAATCCCACGCCATTCTGCTTCATAGATCATGTGACCAATGTATCGGCGTAGTTCACGCTCTGAGCGTTCCCACATAAGGACTGCTGGATGATTGCGCCATGCACCTGATGGTGATGCGCCTGAAAGAACTTTAAGGATCTGATATCCTTCTAGTATTTGTTTATTTAATCTTTTATTGTCAAGAGTTTGTGCTGATGCTTCGTAGTCTGAATATGGCAAGAATGTTTGCATTCTATATCTTTCTCTAGTAGGTACATATTAAGTATAGACTATAAAAGAGGGGGAAGTCAAGAGCGGTGTGGTGGTGGAACTCTTGACCTCCCTGGCGATCCCAACCAGACTTGAACTGGTGACCTCCTGCTCGACAGGCAGGCGTTCTGACCAACTGAACTATGAGACCTTGGTGTGGCAGTTTATACACATGCCACAAGGTGTTGTTAAGATTACTTAACTAGTGTTACCTTAGCTTTTGGATTCTTTGCATTCCACTTCTTAGCGAGTGCATTGAAAGCCTTCTTAAGGTCTGCTAGAGCCTTAGCATTGTCTGCCTTTAGCTTAGCAATTTCTGCATCCTTAGATGCAATTGTTGCTGTTGCTGAATCAGTTGCTGCCTTTAGGTCTGCTGCTGCCTTAGCATTTGCTGCTGCAAGTGCTGCTTCGGCTGTTGCCTTTGCTGCAAGTGCTGCATCACGAGCAGCAGATACTGCTGCTAGTTCGCCAGCCAAGTCACGTACTGTGATTGACTTTACTGCAGAAGATGTAACTGAGTTAAATCCTGCTACAGTTGAGGCGATTTCGCCTGCTGCTGCTGAGACTACAAGTGTTGTAGTTCCAGTTGTTGGAAGCGTAACCTTGAACTCCTTTGTACCGAAATCAGCCAAAGTAGCGCCTGTTACTGCAGTTGTTGTATCAACTGTACCGTTTACAACGAGTGCTGACAAAGCTCTTCCAGAAATCTTGTTTCCGAATACGTCTGTCGCTGTTGCTGTAACTGTTACAACGCTTGATGTTGAACCAGAATCGTTGCCTGTAAGAGCAACTGTGTTGACCTTACCTGCTGTACCCTGAACATAGAATGTTAGAGTTGTTCCACCATTTTGGACTACAACTGTTCCGATTGCTGTTGTCTTTGTGTAGACATAGAAGGTAGCAGTTGTTCCTGTACCCGTAGCAATTGTCAAAGATGCTGATCCTGATGATGCTGTTACTGGTGCTGCAACTGCATTAGTTGCTGCAACAATTGTTGCGTTTGTAGCAGTTGCTACTACGCTTGTACCTGTGTCAACAGTAGCAACGAAACGAACAACATCGCTGTCGTCAATTACGTTATCTTCTGGGACTGGACGAGCAATAGCATTGCTTGTTGATGTACCTGTGGTTACAGTTGTCCAAGTGGTTACTCCACCTGATACTGCACCTGTTGATGTTGCAACTGTCATTGGAGCCGCTTGTGCTGGCGCTGCAGCAAGAACTGTTGCACCAAGTACAGAAGCGACTAGAATTGATAGTTTCTTCATATTTTTCCTTTTTATCCTTTTCTACCGATAGATTTGGACATATCCTTTTGGATATACCGCTGGCGATCCTGGATTCGAACCAGGGACCTAGAAGTTAACAGCTTCCCGCTCTGCCTGCTGAGCTAATCACCACTAAAACAACATAATTAACTATACCCTACTTACTAGGGGTTTGGCAAGGGTCTTTTATGAGAAATTACTTAGAGTTGTATTTTCCACCACGACGCTTATATTCTGCCACCACCCAGGCATTTGCTACTGCCGAAGGATATACATCAAATTTACGTTTAGCTTCAGCAACTATTCTAGCATACAATTCTTTGTTTGCTGGTGAGCCTTTTCTAGGTTTAATAATGTTTCCATAGTTTGGCTTTGCTGCCTTTGTGACTACTGGACTAAATACTCCTCCCCAACTTAATGGAGATTCAGAAGTCTCAAGTACAGCTTCACGCTCTTCCCCAGTAATTGGATTTGGATCAGTATCCATTGATTTATTCATTGCATCACGACATTCTTCACAATCGTGATTTTCTCCGATTCTTGGATCTTCTTCGTCCATAGACTTTTGTGAATTTTCAGAAGCATAGATGGCTGCTTGCTGATTCTGTGCAGCTTCTCTTGTTGAATGACAACCATGTACTTTACCAGTGTCACCTACTACTGGGTAACCCTTGCATCCATGTGTTCCTTTTCCACCAATTGTATAACGACCTTTAGGCATTCTTTTTGCTCCCTTGTGTTTTATGTCTAACTAAATAAGGACCGATAATAGCTTTAATAGTACCATCTTTACGTAGTCTAACAATCATTCCATTTTTAATTTGAGTTGGATTAAAAGCAGTTGCTTTTTTCTTAGGCATTACTTTCCCTCCTCCAAAATTCTTTTTAATTCTTCATCTATATTGTAATTGAAAGACTCTTCAAAAGCCTCGTCCAACATATCTTCAAGAATGTGTGGCAAGTTAGATATAACTGCCTGCGCTAGCATTGGATCCGAATATCTTATATCTATTTTAATAGTATCGTTGGCTTCTAGAGTCATGTTTATTGACCCATCCTCGTCCTGATACCCGCTTAGATTAAAGCTTATTCCTTCCACTGCCCCTCGCTTCCTATGCATTAATTGTACCAAAGTGGGCCCCATATGGCAAGAATTCCTCTACACGTGGCAGGGATTTTGGGAGATGTGTAACTATCCATCCTAAGAGTGCCATATGGGGTGGTGCGGTGTGTAGGACTTGAACCTACGATTACCGAATTATGAGTTCGGGGCTTTAACCAACTAAGCTAACACCGCTGGGCTTATATATAACTATACACGCCCATAATATGTTTGTCTACTATTCTGCTGCGTTCTTATCAATCTTAGCGAATGCTGAGTTGATTTCAGAAGCAGAAAGCTTGCCATCATCGAGGAATGCTCGTGCTAGTCTTTCAACTACAGTTGCTACTCCGAGAGTACCTGCAAGTATTACGGCCTTCATTGTGTCGATACCAACCAATGAACCCGCACCAATTACTGAAAGTCCAGATGCCGCAAATACTGCGACAATTCTCATTAGGATGTTCCAAATATTAGTTACGGCTGATGAACCAATTACTTCTTCTCCAGTTGTTGGATCAGTTACAGTAATATCAATTTCCTTTTTTCTTGCCATATTAGTTCTCCTTCCTGAGCGGGATTGTGATTAACCATAATACTGTTGTTGCAAGTACTGCAATACCAACAATATCTCTGGCTGATCCCGTCAAAGTTAACCATGCTATAAAGAAGCCGAGGAGGGTAAAGGCTTGTGCAATTACTTCAACTCCTGCGTCCTTCAGCCATGTAAAAAAGCCTTTCACGACTTTCTTGATTATCTTCATATTACCTCCTCATTCCAATCAATGTGCTTGCAATTTGTGACACAATGACTACTGGAATTATTACTTCCTGTGCTTTTTCTCTCTGATCGTCTGTCATATCCATACCTAACTCAGAGAAATTAGATAGGAGTTCTAGTGGGTCTATATCAAATACCGCCCCAAGTGGATCTGCCAAAAACGCTTCTGTTTGTACTTCTGTTGTAGCGTCCGCAAGGGTGTACGGCATAGGTGCATCTAAGTTATCATTTGCACGGTCACCGAATTCTTCTAGTGCTGTTGCTACTTCTGGATTAGACTTTGCTAGCTCTGCTACTACTGCAAGCTCTTTTACTGATACACCAAGAGACTTTGATACTACCGCTGCTTGCTCTGGTGTTAATTTAGCCAAAGTGTTAGAATTAGTTAAGTCAGCAATTAAATTTGCTGTTGCATTATCGATTGGAGCGTTCTCTGTTTTACTTGGAGTTTCAGAAGCATCTTGAGTTGGTTCAGGCTCTGGAGTTGGATCTATATCCTCTGGCTGAGGTGAAAGCTCTACAGAAGGCTCTGATTCAGGCTCAGGTGTTGGGGTGGGATCTACAGTCTCCTCATCTGTGGTATCAGGCGTTGGAGAAGGATTGGCTTCTTCTGGTTCAGTTTGCTCAGGAGTTGGCTCCTCAGTAGGTTCTTGTGTTGGTTCCTCAGTAGGCTCAGATGTTGGTTCTGCTGAAGGTTCTGGTGTTGGATCAACTGTTGGCTGATTTGCTGCTGCATTTGCAGCAGCTTGAGCAATAGCAGCAGAAACTCTCTGTTGTTCTTCAAACTCAAATTGTTCGTTATAGGAATCCCATGCATCATCAATGGCATCATTCATTTCATTTACTGCTTGAGTATAGTTTGTATTAGCAGTATTCTTGGCAGATAAAGCCGTGGCTGTATTTGATACTGCAGTATTATATGCAGTAGTTTTAGTTGTCAGCGTTTGAGTATATGTTGTTAATTTATTATTTTCTGTGTTATATGCAGCAAGCTTAGTGTTATAGTTTGTTTGAGCGGTGGCTTGTGCAGTTACAGCATCATTATATGCATTAGCTTGTGCTTGTGTTGGCCCAGATCCAGATGAGAATGTATTAAGATCACAGCTAAATCCTACTCCCCATCCGCCAGTATAATCACAACCTGCTCCAGTCCATCCCCCAGGGATAGCCCAACCAAGATGGTATGACCCTGGTCCTCCACCGTTATACCACCAAATCTCTACATCAAATGTTTTGTCTGTAGTAACATCATATACTGGTGAGTAGGAACTCCACCTTACACCTTGTTCTACCCAATTGCTAATTGCTAATTGACCATCAATATACATCTTAAATCCATCGTCTGTATATCCAGCAAAGTAGGTTGAAGTCCAATGGTCTGGGACCGTGATCTGTCCAGTAAACTTAACTACAATGTTCTCGTATCTATTTCCGCATACTGGAAGATACATAGAGTTTGAGTTCCAAGTACCAGAACAAATAACAGAATCTGGAACCGCTATGCTTGGCCAAACCCTTGCCAAATTATAAACTGTGTACTGAAGTCCTGATCCACCAGCAGACTGCATGTCTGATTGGGCTGTCTGAAGATTTATGTTCGCTATATCCAAAGCATCTTGTGCAGAATTCCTTTGTGATAATGCAGTTGCTACTATTGGAGTTTGTTCATCCACTGCTACTTGTGCTGCATTCTTCTCTTGTAATGCTGTTGCTTCTGCTGTTACTGCTGCATCATATTGCATGTCTGCTGTATCTTTAGCCAGCTTTGCAGCTACTGCAGCATCATACTTGCTCTCTGCAATATCAATTAATTCTTGAGTTTCTACCTTATCTGAAAGGTTATTTATCTTGGAATTTAGATCCGCAATTTCTTGCGCCGCTACAGAAATAGGGTCATCGGCACTGGCTTCTCCCATGAAAAGCCAGCCAAAAGCCAGAAAACACGCTAGTGTTATGCGGTATAGTCTATTAATTTCCAATCTCCCATGTCAGAATGTCTGACAATTTAATTATACAGGAGAATGAATACTAAATTACTTCTATATTTCCTAGCGCCTCAGCTAACTCCTGTGGCATTCTTCTAGGTGGCTTAATTAAATTATCTACCCGTTGATTTTCTTCTTCAAGGTAGTTGTCTCTTACTAGTTCACCGTAAGTATGTATTTCAACTTCCCTGTTTTTCTCCCGCTTTGAATGGATAATAGCATTATAAATTGATCCACAAACAGCATCCGCTAAGTCTTTTGAACCTTTTCTAGGGTGGTCTACTCTATCTCTCATAATACGGAGTTGTAGTAATTCATCTACTAAAAGATCAATACGTGGACCCTTTACTCTTTCTTCCGCCACAATCAATGCCATGTCTTCGTAATGTTTCTTAGCAACAGATAGCAACTCTGTATTCATTCCATAACCACGTAATTGTTGCATCATGTCGTGTGAGTTCCAACGGTCAAATGTTGTTAGCTTAACATTGAATCCACGTTGTCTTAAAGAAAGTATATAGTCTTTAACATCAGTAAAGTCTACGCTTTTCGATGCAGTAGGTGTCCAGAACCTAACAGCATCTACTACAACTACAGGTGCCGTTTGAGCGTACTCGTTTCCAACCTTCATGTTAACCCATTTTTCAACATGGGCTAGCGATACTGCACAATGGTCATGCTTTTGAGCAAGGTCAACGTGAATAAAGTATTCCTTATCATCCAATGGCTTAAACCACTCTGCAAACCTACCAGATGAATCTACTGCTAGGTTGGGGTTGTTGAAAGCTGTCTCGATCTTTTCTCTAGACTTAAAGAAAGCGTCTACCGCATCTGGCGGCATGCATGCATATCTGGACAAAGAATCTTCTGGATTCTTATAAAAGTCAATCTTAAAGTCCTCGATTACTCTTGTAGGGTTGATCTCCCATGTAGGTCGCTTTAATGCGAACACCTTGGGAACTTTATATGCAACTATGTGGTCTTCCTCCCACTGGATGCTAAACTTATTTCCAGGATCATCTGCTGGAAGATCTGGATTTAAAACAAACTCGTGTGTCTTTATCACAGTCTCTTTGGTTGCAATAGACTCTTCGTACTTCTGCTGAATAAAGTCATTCTTAAAACGAGGGAATGAAAGTAGAATTAGTTTACCAAAGTCTGGGAAACGTGATGTAAGAGATGCACGGTACATATCATAGATAGACTGAGCAGTCTTAGCCTGATCGTGTCCCGTTGTATTTTCTAGAGCGAAGCCAGAAATTTCGTCGAGAACAACAACGATTACGTTATAACCTTCCCAAGCTTCTCTTTCTGAGTGGCCTGAGTGAACTGTAATACTCTTATCAAACTCAATGGATCCAGCTTTAGGATTATACTTACCAACAAACCATGGTGACTTTTCGATTCTCTGCTTGAATCCCTTAAAGAAAACGTTGTTAGCCTGTTGTGCGTTAATAGCAATATTAAGAATGTCTATAGCATCTCCAGGTGGTTTTCCATAATATACCGCTGGATCCTTTAGACATAGGAGAAGATATGTAATATATGCTGCTGCAACTGTTGAAGTATAGTCCTTGCCAGAACCCTTACCTAGCTGGAAGATAACTTCATTACAAGTCTGCTTCCATCTTTTTTCACCCTCTTCTTCACCTAACCATCTGATGAGAGTGTCTTTCTTATACACCTGAGTCATTGCTTTAATCATGGTGTATTGATATACAGATAGCGGTGGTAGGCCAAGATAATTGACAGATGTTACGAACTCTTCAATTGTTACTGGCTGTTCTTCGAACTCATCGCCATCTAGTACATCAAGAAA